CGAGTTTCTTTGACACATACCAATGGTCGTCAGTCGACCTCCTCGGCGAAAGGGAACTCCCCAAAAGGGAGTTCACCGAATAGCCTTGGAAGATCCTGGCGTCCTATCGGACAAGGCGGCGTGTCTACCCGGTCTGGATTAGATTCGACTAAATCCAGCAGGGAGGCCGCCGTCGAAACATTTATCAGCTATGATTGGACAAAACTGAATTACCCCTTAGAGGATGTGATACCTGTCCTAGTTCGATCAAAACCGTTCCAGATATACACCCCAGGTTCTGTACGGATGCTCCTCGCAACCGTTGACCTATTTCAACGAGTACAGAGTCTAGAAAACCCTTCCCGACTACCCTTACCACAGTGTAGTAAGTCCCAGGGAAAGCGAGGCATGGCTGGTCTTATCAGTGGTATTGTAGAATTGACTACAAAATATGATAAGATGTCATCAAAACACTTCAGGGCACCATACCCTGAGTGGCTTTTGAACGGCGAGCTCACAAAGCTTAAATCTGTGCGCCGTGCCAAGTTCCTTCCCACCGGTGAACGTAATTATCTAATAACTAGTATAAGGACTATACTATTTTATTATTACGTTGTAATCGGTGACGATGCAACAACTTTTAGGAGAATCATAAACGTCATGGTCAGGTCGATCGTACCTGCTTTGGTACCCAGTGGTAAGAAGACTGAGTTCCGACTTGATTATGAGATTTTCCTAAAAGGAGTTAAATCGTTTGGCCATTCTATGAGTCTTGGAGCCAGATATCTCGGCATTCATACAAAGCTCCATGAACGTACTATTAAAACACAGTATCATAGAATGATATTCTCAACTATCAACCGCGCTTGGCCTATTAGACCAAAGTCTAAAGATCCAATTATAAGCCTACTACTTCGAGTTGGGAACCGAAGAGGTAGAATTGAAATCCAAAATCAGAATCAAGGCTATGATATGCGTCGTGCCCGTCAATTTGCTCCGAAGAGACTCACCCACTTACCGAGTGTAATTGAACGACGACAACAACGCAGTACCAGAGCCCCCCGTGATTCCGATGAGAGGGTCAAAGCACTGAATATATTCGACTCGACTAGTAAGAAAGATCTTACGAATGAGCTCCGGGAATATATTCGAGGTTTAGTTAAGAATGTTCCTCCGGCACGAATGAAAACCATTCGGAAAATAATTCACCCAACCTTTACTCGTTCAGGCTGTATCGAGGTGAATCGTGCGGACGGAGGAGCCTACAAATACTACAGAGACAGAGTCATATCAAAGCGCCTATCAGAGAAAACTGCTAGTGACTATTTGGTGCATTACGGGCAACCTAGTCTAGGGGAAGCCGGCCTGACCGCCGGACCTTTGGATGACAATGCATCTGAGTATGAACATGCAATTCGCTGTACTCGTGATGAGTGGTGGCAGGAAGTGTTGACGCATGCGGCAACAAGTCCTGTTTCTGTGCCATTACATCCTGAAGTCATCCCCGAGAGGGGAGGAAAATTCAGAATAGTGACAAAGACCACCGCGTTGGCTTCTTCTGTTTTATCGGTAGCCCACACTAAAGCCACTGAATTCCTGAAACAAATTCCAGGTATTCGTGAAGGATTCTATTTGCGAACAGAATCCCAGGCTTCGCGTGATATTGGCATAAAAGAAGTATGTGGAAGGGTTAGAGGTTCACATTCTTCTCAAGATCAACTAGATACCCGTGTGACTCGTATCTACGAATCTGACTGTACGGACAGTACGGATTATATTGATCCAGCTTATGCCAAAGTAGTTCTAGAAGAACTCTGTGATATACTCGACATCACAGGTAGAGAAAAGGATTTCGCAATGGCTACCATTGATACGACAGGACGTCGTTTCATCGAAATCCTTGAACCGATCCGTGGTTATCGTACGGCGACGTACTACGGAAAGGTGGGTCTAAGAGTAGATGAATATCAAAATCGATCGAATAAACCTGACGACTTTCTCCTGAAATCGTACACCATACGAGATCAGACAAGTGCTTTTACTTATGTCGTCAAGGAACCGAAAGATTTTAAGAACAACTACGACCCTCCATTTGCTCATTCAGGGCCTCTGGACGAACTCGGGATCAAAATTCCAACGGCGGAATTTATGGGTCCCGGGCTCGGCCCGAACAAATACACTGGAAGAGCAAAACGGTTCTTTGAAAAGATTCCCTACACAGAGACTTCTGCAGCATTGGAAAAGGAAGGTGTCTTCCCAGACCATGTTGAAGAAATTCTCGATGCCAATGGCAAGAAAGCCCTTAGAATGAAATATGCAGTTACAAGAGGTACGCAAATGGGATTGCGCATGTCCTTCCCCATCTTGTGTATTCTACACGCATTTGCCGCCCACTTCGCAGAGTGGAACAATGCATGTATCTTCGGTGACGACCTAGTAGCGAACTGGTCGGAATCTGCAATAAATCATTATTTGGGCCGTATGAACAATCTCGGATTCGTCATGAATGAAAATAAAACTTTCAAGTCCGCCAGAATTGGTCAATTCTGTGGTGCATATATTGATTTCGCCAATATAAAGAAACCTGAAAGAAAATTTCCAGATCTGAAGACTTATGTCTCCCCTAAGGTATCATCAGATATGGATACAATCATGCGATTCAAAGAAGTTCACAATCTTGCCTATAGTCGAACCAAAGGTTCTTTGAAGAAATCTATCAGGTCCGTGCCCGAAAGATTCTTCAGTAATATCTTGTCTACTATTCGTAGGTACCAGCCGGCGTTCACGGCTGAATACCTCGGAGGCTTTGGGCTGATGCCATATAAGCCGGATTCATCTGTCCTTACCAGTAGGGCATATAAGGTCTTCAAAGACTTGACTGAAGAAGACCAAATAAACTGGTATGACAGAATGAAATCCGCAATAGCAACAGCTGCAATGCACCCCCGTGTTCGTGAGATCACTGCAATTTTGAAACAGCGTGTGAGCGCTGATGCAAACTTGGAGCGAAAGCAATTCGTAGATCCTTCATCACTTGGTCTTTTAGACGTCCCAGTACTAAAAGATAATGTCAGGCAAGTGGTGAAAGAAATCGAAAAGCCCACGGTCAACGAAATAGTTTCGCCATTATCTGCGAGGATAATGTCGGACCTTCAATATTATCTAAATAGTGAATTCGATAAATTAAAGGTAACAAGATACACGTTACAACAAGTGCGTCGAAGACAAATCATTACGCTAGGCCATCTAATGATGGACCACGGCTATTTCTCGACACATATCCGGAGATCAAACCAGAATGTGTACACAGAAATAGATTGGTTGAACAAGATATACCCAAAAGGTACATCTCGCCTAAGACGCTTCACTGATCCAAAGAGAAAGGATCTATATGTGAATGTTGAACGTGCCCTAGAATTCTCTGAGCTCTTAGGGCTCGATGCAGAGACTATCATAGGGTTACTTGCAGACGCAGATTCAAATAGTTTATCTGCGAATTATATACTATCAATGTTCGGGAAGATCAAGCCCGCCGTTGATAGAATAAGACGCCAAAAAGCACGATTCGATCGACAGATTAATCTTATGAGACAATGGGGTATGATTGAGGAAACTCAACCACTCGTACAAAGAGTAATCAAAGGAATCGGTGCCAGAGCTAGAGCTTATTTCAGGAACAAAACTCTAGAATCTCAAGTTGAAGAACGTCTGCAAAATTTCTCTTTAATAGAGGGTCCAGATGTAACGGACTCTGATAGATATCTATCACGTACGGAATGGCCTGATTTAGTCGAACCAGACCAGGAGAATACCTTCTTACACAATGCTTACACATTGGAAAGAAAGGCGAATCCTAATCAAAGTTATTCCACGTACGCAGATCTCATCAGAAACCCCGTTAATCCGGAGGCCTCTATGGTCAATATTCCACAGATAAAGGATGAGTACATTGATATCAAAGAAGTGGTTAAACAACTTGATACCAATCATCTCTACAGATCTCAAACGAAATACCGTATGAAAATACCTAAACAAGACGACCAGAAGATATCGTTTGAAAAGATTCTCAATCCTAAATCGGAACTTATCCATAGTCCTTCCCCTCATAGGAAGGATATTCAAATTACCTCAAATACAGGTTTGCCACCAATTCCACTGGTTATGGAAAAGGAAACTCCTGTTGCAGAGACTCCCAGCGATTTGGGTAAATTGAAAAATCTGAAGCTAACAGATCAAGGACAAGTTATTAGGGTAAGCCCCGTACCATTGACCGATGGACGGGCAGCTCAAATAAACCCTGATAAAGACCCATTTAAAGAGGAATGGGACGCTTACCAGCGTAAAAAGGGACCTACTTTGTCGCCAGACAGTCAGACCCCCAAGTCTGACGTCACATCCTCATCAGATGTGGCGGATAGGTCTTCTGCCAAGTTTCCTAAGAAAAACTTAAATCCTGATACAAAGGTGTCGAAGCCTTTGTACGCCGCGTATAAATACGAACCTCAACCAAGGGACGCATTTTCCAGGTCTTATACTGCGGTTAATCAGGAAATGAAGGTATCACTACCTCAGCAGAAATCGATTGAAAGGACCCCTGTCGTTCAGTTACCACCTGAAAGACAGATCTCTCCTATCGTCAGAGCACCGGAAAATAATATTAAAATTATCACGGGTCCGCCGAAGAGAGACGTTAAGATCGAGGTTAAGGCTCCAGTAAGATCCATGGAAATCATTACTGCCCCTAAACCCGAAAACGAGTCTGACCGAAAGAGGTTTGAAGAAAGGAGTAAACCCTATCAACAAACGGAATTTGATCGATTACGATCACTTTCAAACGATCCTAGTTTTAAGTACGACATATCTAGGGCTATAAATAGCACTAAATATGACTTATCTAAAGCACTTAATAATATTGGTACTCAGGGTAAGAATACTAATATTAGGGTCGAAGACGTTAAGTCTTCGACTGCAACTTTCATCGAGAGACGAAAGGATGAGGTGATTGATGACGATGCTGATCTTCAAGAAGCTATAAAGCGTAGCTTGCAAGAAGATGAGACAGTATCAAATCAAGGACCTAACACCCAGAGATCTACTGGAGATGTTGAACAGTCAGGATATGGCCCACATCAATACGATCCGTCGTATGACTACCTATCGCAACTGCCTCGGTTGAGATATAACCAGATCAATCAGGATATTTCCTTTGGTCGTCTATCACCTCTTTGGAGAGAATATGAAGAAGTGGTAAGACAAATCATAGGAAGAAATCCTGTTGCTCGGGATATCTCAAATTACGTTGCGTGGGTAAGATCATCGACGGGTCGTAGATAATGGACGACAC